ATTCCTTCTTTAGGTTTGTTTTCGTCTGCAATTACATGATAGAATAATCTTCCATCGACATACCACTGACGAAAAATGTCATAACCCTTATTGTTAAAATTGAGAAGACTCACAACATTACTGAATTCTTCTTCAATAGATTTCTTAATTTTATCGCTGAAATCTATTTCATCTGTTATGACAGATACTGGAGGAACTAGATCGTCAATTACAATAGCTTCATTAATAATTTCTGAAATGGCAAAATCCAATTCTGGCTGAATGGCATTTTCTCTGTATCTAGAAATAAGCTGAGTATCGCTAGCAGCTTTTCCTTCCATGTCTAGGTATTGTCCGTAGACACCAGTAGGAGAAATGACTAACGCGCCGTCATCATTCTGTTTTTCAGTAAATGACTCAAAATCCTTCGGGGGATTTTGGTTTTTTATTTCGATACCAAAGAGGCCCCGAATTTGTTCAAGTAAAGATTCAGCCATATTAATAAAGTTTGATTAACGTATTCAATTAGTAATTATTTATAAAAAAAGGCAGATGTTTGCATCTGCCTTTTTTCGCCTAATCGTTAAAGATAATTATGTAGTGGTCCTTGCACGATAGTAATCGTAACTTAAGGTAACGTCAAAGGTTTCAATGTCATCTTTAGTATCCCAATCTAGAGTAATCTCGCCAATTTCTTTAGGCCATAGATTAATAAACTCGTAGGATTTAAGAACAGAACCACCTTTTCCATACTGTTGTACTAATGCACTTCCAACATATGAAGCCGGATTCGAAGAAGCCTCTCCTCTTACTGATCCCTCCTGTGAATGACGATCCATGCCATCTAACCATCTCTCGAAAGCGTCTCTAATAGCGAAATCTTCGTCGTTATATACAGTGATTGTCCAGTCAGCAAATGTTCTATCTCCTGCAAACTTTACATCATGACCGAAATATGAAACAGTTTTTTCACCGATAGTTGAAGCAGGGATACTTGAAGCCTTTGCTTTGAAGGGAAACTGGCTGCTTGGGAATCCAACCCACGCTGGCGCAGTAAGAAGAATGTCAAATAGTGAAGGTCTAGCTCCACCACCTGACATCTCTGAGCGGAATGTGTCAACGCTAAATGCCATTTTTATTATTCTCCTCTTTTTACATTTATTAAATTTCTTAATAAAGTGGGCGACTTTTACACCACCCACCTTGAAGGCGATGAAGCCATTAGAACTTGCCAATAACCTCATCAAAGCTTACGCCAGAGCGAACAGCCACGAAATTCAATTGGATAAAGTTTATTGACTTAGCCGGTTTTATGTAGATATCACCTCTAAATTCATTATTGTCGATAACCTGTGCGGTGTTGTTCGTTTCGTCACATACAACTGCAAAATCGTATACACCGCGACGACCCTTCACCTCACGAAGGAAAGGCTCGACCATTGTTACGAACTGTGCGCGTGTGAACACGTCATTGAACTCAAAGAGACTATACTTGGCCGCCGTTGCAATGGTCTTCTCAAGAATGATGAAGAGTCTACGGACATTGATACGATCGAATGCACTTGGCTTCGCAAGGCCAGTCTTATCACCATAGAGGATAGTACCTTCGCCTGGGAATGAACAAACCGGATTTACGCCTGCCTTGTAAATAAGATCTCTCTGTGCCTGATTCGGATTCCAAGCAAGTTTGACAATGCTCTGAATCTGTCCGCGGTTAAAGCCAGCTGGTGACCACCAAGGATCTCTTGAAGTATCTGTGCGAGCACAGAGTCCAGCGATATCACCATTAAGAGGAATCCAGCGATAAACATCATTATACTTATCATACTGATATTTCCATCCTGAATCCATTACATAGTAAGATGATGAGCGGTTAAGAGTATTCTTATAAGCTACAACATTAGAAGCAATTTCAGAGCCGGACTGACCTGGCTGAACGTCAGAATATTCAGGCGAAACAAACGCAACGCAGTCTTTTCTGTTAGCTGCAAGGTCAATAACACTTTGAGCAACAGTAGAGTTAGCGCTGCTCGTAACGATTAATGCTACGTCAACTTCTTCTGCATTACCGAAAAGATCATAACCAGCGATGTATTCGTCATTGTTCGATGTGGTATCTAGATCAGAACCGCCAACTAGCGATTTTTCATCTGCACCAATAGCTGACCAAGTATCAGCGATAGTGCCAG